TGAAACGATATCACCTACAGGTCCGATTACGTTAAATGTTAAATCTTTTTTATAAAAATCTGAATATCCATCTCTACCTGTTACTGATTCGTGACCCAAACGTACCCATTCCATTACTGCTTGTGCGCCTGAAGGAGTGATTGATTCATACATTGTGAATTGGATAGTTCCCCAAGTTGTTTTTCCTTTTACATAACGTTGAACGTTAATGTGGTTAAGAGGGACTACATTTTGAGTTAATTGAACTGCTCCAACTCCTTTTATCAAATATGATGGAACTCCATCCATGTACATGATAAAACGGTTTGTTTGTTTAGGTTCAAACGCTGTGAAAAATATCTCGTTTGGATTTAAAATTGCCATTTTTTGTTATTTTAGTTTCTTTTATTATAAATATTTAACTATCTGCCTTTTTACCCTGGGAATTCAGTTCCTGTTGGAGTTAAGATAAAATCTAAAGAGATAAATTCAGCAGTGCGTGTTGGTTGTATGTAAATTTGTCCTACTAATTGATTTTGATCAATTACTGCAGGTCCGTTATTTGTTCCATCCATTACTACTTTATAAGCATATAATCCTTGTTTTTGTTGGATTCCTTCTAAGAATGGAGTAACACGTGCTACAAATGAATTTCTTGTTGCGATAGTGTTTTGTTCAAATACTACTGTATCTGCAATTTGACGAATATATGATTTTAATTCAATCATCAAACGACGTACATTTACACGATCAAGAGCAGAAGCTGCTTTTTGTAACGTTTTATTTCCGTATACTACAACACCATTTTTAGGTAATGTTGCTAATGGATTAATGTTACTTGAATATAATGTATCTTTATTTCCTTGAGATAATTTGTATTGAGCTTGTAATACTGTAGATAATCCACCTCTGTTGATACCTGCAGGTGCAAACCATGGAGCAGCTACTTTATCATTAAAAGCATAAACACCTGGTACTACTGTTGAAGCTGGGACCCATACTTGTTTTCCTGTTGCAGGATCTACAATGCGAACCCAAGGCCAATATGTTGCTGCGTATGAAGTATCTCTTGTTTGAGCTTGAGTTACTGCACTAGCAATTGTTCCATTAAATAATGTTAAATCTGCTACAAATAAATTATCTCCACGTTGTTGTGTATTTGTGATAATGTTTGTGATTTGTGTAGGGTGTGTATCATTTGTTAATCCAGGAGCAAACAATACATTAAATTGGTATGCGTCTGCATTTCCAAGCAATGCAATCATAGCATCGTAATTACCACCTACTAAACCTTGGGTAGTAGCACCAATACTATCATACATTGTAGCACCTGTACCTGCTTTAATATCTCCTGTAGCACCTGTAAATGATCCACTTCCATCCCTTGGAATAGATGCGGTATATGCACTTACGGCAACACCATTAGAATCGAAATAGTTTGGTGTATTATAGTTAACAGCTTTGACACGTACAAATCTAGATGAGTTTGGATAACTTCCAGACAATTCCATTTGGTTTGTTGTAGCATTGTAATTTAATGTTTGATCACCAATTACAGCAGAAATGTATCGTGAAGAATTTGGATCTAAGTTAACACTGTTAAATGCTTCTAAAACAACTTTATTGTTTGTAGTATCATTACCACGTCTAATTATTACATTAAATGTACCTGATCCAGTATTGGAATTTGTAATTTCAAATCTAACATTATCTGCTGATCCTGAAAGTAATGAGCCAGAAGCATCAATTGAACTTGAGCTGTTCATGATAATACCTTCGGAAATTGTTTCTAAAGTAAATGAAGATGAAGCTACGTTCAAATAATTTGAAGCTACTGTACTAGTTGCTGAGGTATATGATCCAGATACTACACGGGCTACTAGTAATGAAGTCCCACCGTAGTTGAAATAATTGTAAGCTGCAATTGAAGTAAGGTATGAATAAGCATTACCACCACTAATAAAATTATCTCCAAATAATGTTACAAAATCGGAATAAGAAGTTACCAATGTTGGTACCTCAACCGGTCCTTTAACTGTTGGGCCTATAATAGCAGCACCAGCTTGAACAGGTTGTCCTGTTAAGTATGTGTTGTCTATCTCACTAATTGCTACCCCAGGGGATACTGTAAAATTTGCCATTTTATATTTTTATTATAAATATGAATATTCTCTTTAAAATATATTACTAAGCAGGAAACGTTGCACCAGTAGGTAATATATTAAAGTCTAATAGGATAAATTCAGCTGTTCTTGTTGGTTGCAAATATATTTGACCTACTAACTGGTTGTTATCTACTACTGATGGTGGGTTATTTGTCTCATCCATCACTACTCTAAATGCTGTTAAACCTTGTTGTTGTTGAACAGAAGCTAAGTATGGATTGATAATCGATAAGAAGTTATTTCTAGTAACAGTGTCGTTTTGTTCAAATACAAATGTATCTGCTACTTGAGAAATATATGATTTAAGTTCGATTAATAAACGTCTTACGTTGATACGATCTAATGAACTTTTTTTCTTTTGTAATGTTTTTTGTCCAAATACTACTACACCTACATTAGGATAAGTAGCAATTGGGTTAACGTTTGCTTGATATAATGTATCTCTATTTCCTTGAGTTAATACACGTTCTGCTTGTATAGCTGTAGGTAAAATACCTCTATTAACACCAGCAGGTGCAAACCATGGAGCAGCAACGTTATCGTTAAATGCGTATACTCCAGGAATTAAAGTTGAAGCAGGTACCCAAACTTGGTTTGCAGTACTTGGATCAATTGTTTTTACCCAAGGCCAATAAGTTGCAGCATATGATGTATCATATCCTATTGTGTTTGTTAACACTGAGTTGATTTGGGAATTGTATTTTGAGGAATCAAATATCACCATCATATCTCCTCTATTTTGAGCTGTAGTGATCATTGAATTAATAGCACTAAAAGCTACACCACTCATATCAGACATCAATCCCGGAGCAATTAATACGTTGTAATTAAATGCATCTTTATTTGCTAATAGAGAAATAGATTGTGTATAGTTACTAGCGTTTAATCCTTGAATATTATTAGCGGATATGATTGCTTCATAATATGCATTTCCTCCGGCTACTACATTTTTTCCTGTAGCTGAACCAAATGAACCACTATTGTTCAATGGAATGGAACCAGTAAATTCTACTTTTGGATTACCTACGTTATCGAAATAATTTGGTGTAGGTTGATTTACTGTCTTAACACGTACGTAAGATGAATTGTTTGGATAACTTCCAGATAATTGAATATAAAATTCACCACTATCACTTGCTACGTTTTCTACTTGGTTACCAATTACTTTTTCAATGTAATCGTTTGAATATGGATCCAAAGATAACGGACCCCATGTTTCTAAGATTGATGGGGAGACATTTGTGTCATTACCTTGACGAATCAATAAATAGAATGTACCTGAAGCTGTATTAGCTGAAGTGATTTGCCATCTAAAATTATCTGCTGAACCACTTAAGAGAGTACCAACATTTCCTGTTGGTCCTGTACTGTTCATGATTTCTCCTTTAGAGATTGTCTCTAAGGTAAATACATCTGTATTGTAAGGGGAACCTGCAGCGTGTGCAGAGGCAGAGATAAATGAGGAGGTTGCTGCTGTAAATGATCCTGTTACTACACGAGTTACAAGCAATGAAGTTCCTCCATTATTGAAGTAGTTATATGCTGCTATTGAGGTAAAATAAGTGTAGGTGTTACTTCCGCTAAGGAAAGTAGCACCAAACTTATTTAAATAATCTGTGTAAGATGTTACTATTGTAGGGATACCTACTTTACCTTTTACGGTTGGTCCTATAATAGCGGCACCTGCTTGTACAGGTTGTTGAGTAATAAATGATTGATCGTTCTCTATAGCTAATACACCGGGTGATACAATTGTTTCTGCCATTGCAAATAAATTATTTTATTATAAATATGGTGTATTCTAAATTAGATTAATCTAGTTTAGTAATCTCACCAGTTTCAGGATTGATATTAGATTTTCCATATTTTTCAAGTATAGAATTATGAAATGTAGATTCTAGATTTTTTAATTCTTTTAAAAATTCTTTAGCAT